TCACCAGAGATAGGATATGGTTCATTGTTGACAGATTGTTTTTTAATATGAAAACTATCTACTGCTTCAACTCCCCAAACTCTAGGATCTTGGCGAAGTCTCTCCGCCTGTTCCTCAGTCATCATGTAGTGAGTGTTCCTACTAAGAGGACGCTTTAAGACTAAAGGGAAGTTAGTCAACTGCATTTCATTGTAAAACTGCTCCAGGTCTTCCTTCCTGTGGAGCGTTACAATATACTCTTTATCCATATCAAACCTCTAGTTGAACGTAAGTGAGAGTTACAGTAACATTAGCAGTAGATCCACTCTTGTTCACAACCTTAATATAAGTTGTTTCAGAAGCAGACTCATTGAAACAGAACGTTCCTGGTGTAATTGCTTGAGTAACAGCACCAGATGTAATTACTTCAGCAAGTACACCAGATCCAGGAGTAGGATCAGTAGTTTCAGCTCTATTAGCATCATTTGTTCTAGCAGTTGTGCTTGAGTAAAGTGTAACCCAAGCAGCGTGCGAAGTTTGAATCTTCATCAACGCATATGATTTGGGAGTTGTAATAGAAAGATTAACAGATGCTCCATTAGCGAGAGAACCAGCAGTAACTTGTGCGGTAGTTCTAGATTGAAGTGCGGATCCTGTCAAGTATCCAGCAGTGCTATGATCGCCCCAACCATATGCTGTATCCCAGTTTGTTACTTGAGTGGTAGTAACTGAACCAACAGGAGAAGCAGTGAATACTGGATCAGTTTCTGATGTTAAAAAATTAGGAGTCCAATTTTCCCAGTCAGTTGTAGCAGAATTATATTTTAGTAATTGATCATTGGCAATATTTGTGATGTTCACATCAGTGTGATTATTCAACACACCAACTGATGTTAGATACGGACCAAGATCGGGAGGAGTAAAAGTAAAATCACCAGTGTTACTATTATATGCTAATGATCCTCCGCCAGAAGCAGAAGCATTAGTAACACTAAAGACTGTTAGATCTGTAGCAGTAGCACCACTACCAGCGGCACTCCAACTTTCACCATTCCAAGAATATGTAATACCAGATACTACATATGTGAATGTTCCATCAGTTGGTTGTCCCGTTGTTGAGGGAAAATTAATTGCCATTTCTTAAGATGCTCCTTCCGTGTTATTTATTTTCTAGTTCTTTGACGCGGGCAGACAACTCTTGAATTGCTGCAACTAGAGCAGGGATGAGTTGTTTCTTATCAACACCTTGTAGATCACCATCTGTATGTAGTCTCCAAGAGTTGTAGTTAGATGCATCTAGTGCTTCCTTAACTTCCTGTGCGATAAAACCAGTCTCGCGCTTGCCTGCTTTAACATCAACGTCTTCTTTCCAGGTAAAATCTACAACGCGAAGACTTTCAACAAACTTCAATCCACCAGTATAATCTACTACATCAGTCTTCAGTCTAGCATCAGAAGGATCTTGCTCATAGATATCACGAATCTTATATTCGGCACTACCAATATCATAAGCATTATGAGTACCAGGAATGAGAGATGCCAACATAGCAACAGTACCCTGACCACCAATGCTAGTAGCATCTGCCAATGGTGGAGAAGCATCAACCCACTGTGTGCTATCCGTATCGTTGTAGTAAATCTTTAGACGACCTGTGTCTGATTCCCACCATAGATCTCCAGCATTAGCAGAACCAGGAGCAGTGTCAGAAATAGTTACGTTAGCACCACCTCCACCTGTTGATGCTGCTGGACCCCAGTTAGATCCATCCCAAGTTAATACATCATTTGTACTAGGAGCAGTAGTAGAAACATCTGCTAGTTCACTGAGAGATGAACCTGTATCTAGTAATTGAATCCAAGCACCAGCATGTGCGAAATATCCATGACCTTCGGCATGAACATGAGCGAACATGCCATGATATGTACTTGCGCTAGGAAGATCAACAGAATTAGCAAAGTTATTAGAGTAATAAATTTTACCCGTAGTGGTGATATCTCTGGTAGTAGTTGCTCCTCTACCAAGAACAATGTCTAAAGTATCTGTTTCTGCTGTCAAGTATCCAGCAGCACCATGATCACCCCAACCATATGCGGTATTCCAGTTAGCAATGTTTGTTCCTGTGATTCCACCAGCAGGAGAAGCAGCAAATACAGGGTCTGTCTCAGTATATGAAGTGAGATAATTAGGAGTCCAGTTCTCCCACCTAGCATTAGCAACACTATATCTGAGTAGTTGTGCGTCCTGAAGAGTTGCTAGTGTGACATCAGTGTGTCCACCGATACCACCAATAGACGTTAGATACCCAGCAGTAGAATGATCTCCCCATCCATATGCTAGGTTCCAGTTAGTAATATTCTGAGTGAGAATATTGTTAGCGGGAGATGCACTAAAAACAGGATCAGTTTCCGTAGAAGTGAACTGGAATCTACCCAGAACCTTCCACGTTGTTCCATCCCAAGTCCACGTTACACCACCAAATGTATATGTGTCATTAATATTTGGTGATGCAGGAAAATCTAATGCCATTTCTAGACGATACTACCCTTCAGATGTATTTAGTTATCTGTTGTAGTAACCTCTTGGGAATAGCAATCCAAAGTATGGTCTCCTACCTCTAAGGAATCCACGTTCAGATCTTCTACGTTCACGAGGAGAAGCACCTTTGTCTAGATCCTCAATGTCAAAATTCTGTGATGCCACCGCAGGACCAGAAGCTCTGTCTGTGCCAGAGAATTCTGGTGTGATAACCGCAGTAGCAGTATTAGCAACTAATTTAGTTGGATCAAACCCAGACACCACAGTGTCTGGGGTTTCGGAAAGTGTTATGTTTGCCATCAGGTTGTACGTGCAAGGAATAGCATACCCATAGAACTATTATTATCAACATTATCAAGACCGTTCTGACTGGTTTGATATCCAGCTAGGATAACTTCATACACTTCAGAAGGACTTACTGTTACAGTATCTCCTGGTCTGAATACAGTTGCTCCTGGTGTAGTAGAGAACTGAAGCATGACAAAATCATCAGGTAGATAATAAGGACATGGAACTACATTATGTGCTAGAGGAAGACCTTTGATTGGTTTGTAGTAATCAGCAGCAGAATTTACCTCATAACCACTGTATCTATCATAGGTGCTGTTCCTATAATAAGTCATGATCTGACTGTCACCAGATTCATCATTATCAGTATCAATATTACATGTATATTGTGACTCAAAAGAACCTCCATATGTTGTGTCTCTACGATATCCATATGAAGATTCTCTAGCAACAGCATAACTATTTACTGGTTCTTCACTTGGTCTGACATTAGTTGCACTATAGTAACCAGGATGTCTATAGTACATATGAATACTTCTAGAACTAGCAGTATACTCTGTGTATGTTCCCAAGAACACATGATCTAAATCCCAGACATTAGATCCAAAGGTAGCACCTTTATGAATTGTGAATTGTCCGTATGGAACAATAGATCCATTGATCGTCTGACAGAACTGAATGACAGCAAAGTTAGTATCTTGTGGTGCTTGTGCTCTATACACCCTGATACTCATTGGATAAGCAGTTGGTGTTGAGGTACTAGCAATTGTAATTCTATCACTATTAAATCCACTAGTGTTTGCTCTGTTGGCATAGTTCTCTGTGTTCTGACGATCTAATCCAGCTTGACCGCCAAATGATCCATATCCAACACCACCATTAGTTGAAGTATATTTTGTCCCCCATCTATTCATCCATTCCCAGTGATTACCACTGTTAATATAGATGTATGAGTCACTCCAATTAGAAGTGCTAAACGAATAATATGATGTACCATAATCTTTAGCAGCATCATTCACAACTTTCAATACAGCAAAAGCACCATACTCACTCTTCTGATAGAAGTTAGATCCAGATCCCAATGTTGTTACATAAAGTTGACAGACTCCATCATTAGCACCAGTAGATGTTTCAGGAGATCTTACACCAAAGTTAAGATCATCTTCTGGAGTGGATCCACCAGTTTGATCTCCTGGGATTGTGAAAGTTTCTCCCTCAGTCCATCCTGTTCCAATACTAGTAATTTTAACGTATTGTGGATGGAATTCATTTGAACTTTCATCTCTGTAAACTCTAAGTTTTAGTTCAGATCTACCACCATTTGCTGGAATAGTTACTTTCCAATAAGGATCCCATCCAGTATTGTTTGTATTTTTTGGAGATATAACAATCTCACCCTTCATAGTAGCGTGCGTATCGCTGGCATAGATATACTTTTTGATTCCATAATTGTCAGTAAGAGATCTATACACCAAAGGAATTTGTTCGTCAGGGGTATCTCTTTCATTTTCAGTTTGTCTCCAGTAATATGTGCTCCATGACAATGTACCCGAAGTAATATTACTAGTGCTAGCAAGAGAAGCAGATCCTGTACCAGAATACGATGTTCTAAAATCACTATTGTTTAGTAGTTTAGCACCATCATAGTTATCCGTGCCGCCACAGAGACTGAAATCACCACCACTGGTATCACTTACATTGAAGTAAACTTGATCTCCAGTTCCAATTTGAATAGTACGGTTGTCAAACTGAGCGTCATCAATGTCTCTAAAATATGAAAGCTCACTTCCAAGTGCTGCACTATCAGTCCAGATATTACCATATAGAAGATCAATTGCTACGCCATTATTAGCGTCCGTGGCATTAGCTGCTAGTTGAATCGTGTTATCATCAACTACAATAACATAATAAACTGTATCTAACGAGAGACCATTAATATTTTTAGCTGAGTCAGTTTCACCAGGAGCCCAGTGAATTGGATCGCCTGTTGTTAAACCATGGTTCCAAGAAAAAGTAATATCATCCCTCTCAGAGTTAGGACCACCAGATGTATAAGTCGTGACAAAATTCTTTTTCAGCATTCTATATGCTGATGTTCCCTGACTGATTGCATCATAATGCCATCTATTATAACCCACAGATCCAAGATTTCTAGCAGCAGTTTCCCATCCATCTCCATAAGCAATAGAACCAGTTGGACTTGCTACTACATTAGGGACTCCACTTCTAGTAGTACCGCCATTGAATCCTAGGTTGGCAAATACAGTCTCTAAAGCATCTAGAACATCTTGCTTCGTCCAACCAGTGTTGCCGTTATTGACATCTACGACTGATCTTAAAATTGCCATCTTTATTATTCTCCTATCTGTAGTGCTGTTAGAGTGACTGTGATTGTGGTTGCTGCGCCACTTCTATTAGTGACTGCTAGATAAATGTTATCCGTTCTTGGATTATCGTTATTGAATCCCATGATACCAGGGGAGATTAAAACTGATTCTGCCCCAGAGGTTCTCACTTCAGAAATAACACCGCTGCCTGGGGTAGGATCTTCTCCTTCACTTCGTGTAGCATCAGCATCTCTCGACGCATCATCTACATAAACTCGAACCCATGCCTCGGCATCAGTAGTAATCTTGAATAACGAATAGGCTTTGTAACCTGTAATATTTAGTTCTGCGGTTCCGTCAGCAGCAAGCGATGATGTAGTTCCAGAAAGATCTTGAATTGATGGAACAGTAGAACCACCAGTGGCAGTTAGAACACCATTACCATCAATAGAAAGACCAGAACCAACTTTAATACCACCAAGAGTTGTAGCATCTGCTGTTGGTAGTGTGTATGATCCAGG